CAATACCCGAGAGGAATCTCGGGATTTGCCCATACCTGGCAAAACCAGGTATGTAGGCCATCTTGCCGGAAGCAAGGCTCTGATCAAAAGCTTTGCCGAAAGCAGGAAGGGCGACGGATAGAAATCCAACGCCCTCGTTCTTGATTCGCGCTTCGACGGTTTGTAAATCCCGATCGAAACTTCCAACATCAGGGTGAAGCCTCTTCAAATCTTTGAAGAGGCTCCGCGAAAAGCTTATCAGGCTTTTCATCATTCGCCTCCTTTGAGGCTGAAGGATCCTGTGTACTCGGAAGTTCGATCCCACAGTTGAGACGAGTGCCGAGAATGGAGCAAGTTACCCCACTCTCGGCTAACTCGGAACAACCGCCTAGCAAGAGAATCGCACATAGTGCGACAAATGACTTGAACATATGCCCCCTTCGGGGCAACGTCCATGTCACCCCTTGTTAGCGAGATTCATCAGTCGACTTACCAGAGCGACTAGCTCTGGAACTGATTGAATTTCGAAATTGTCACGTCGCCGTCATTCAGCGTGTCAAGGAGAGCCTTAACAAGGGCATCCTTGGCGGCCGCCGTCCATCCGAAAGAAGGGATGGAAACGGACAAGCTGACTGAAGCGGTCTGGATCGAATTGCCACCCGTCAAAGGGTTGACAGCGGTCAAGGTCTGCGTCAGTTGCATGTAGTGACGTTCGCCCGTTTTGGGATTGGAGGAGTGACTGAACTTGAGGCCGTAGTTATTCGCTACGTCCTTACGCTCAGAACCTTCGCCATTCCAAGAGACAACGGCAAAAGTCAATGCCGGAGTCGGGGCGTCAGCAGCAACAGTGATGGGATCGATCAACATGAGTACAAAGTCTTTCAGGCTGGATTAAACCAATTGTCCACCATGGACAAATGGGAGACTAGGAAAACTTCGAAAGAAGTGCTCCTAGGATAGACTGCTGCATCGTGGACAAACCACGTCCTGCAGTAAGTTTAACGTCAGCCATGGAAGCAGCATCTACACGTAACTTGTACGTAGCAGAGAACGACCCAGTCGTTGTAGCGAGGATTCTTACGTCCTCGGTTTTCAACGAAGGAGCCGTATCTTGGTAGATGGTGTTGGATGTCCCGTAAAACCATCCTCTAGTAGCAGCTGACTCGAGAGTACTTTCGTACACGAGTAAGCCATAATTGATTAGTTTCGGATCAGAGTGAACCTCCTCAAGAACTTTGAGGTATTCACCAAGACCAGAAAACCAATCAATTAACCAAGTCCAAGGGATAAGTTGATACAAATCCGAAGGTCTTGGGCTAAGCCCGATTCTCTCATCAAACATCCTTTTTCTGAGAGTCGGAACGTCAATGGGCGGCATCTGAACTTCGAAGTTAACTATACCTCGAAGTCTAACCGAAGTCCGCTTGCCCGACTGGGCAAGTGGAGAATTCGGATCAGGTAGAAACCCAACTGGCGGATAGGGGATGATAGTCGGAAAGGAGGTCCATTCCTCTGAGGGCAAACCAATGCTCGAGTGGAATGTCATCATCTTGCCGTTTTGATTGATAAGGGTGTTAATGTCATTAGCAATCTTTTGCGGCTTTCCGATGATTGATGTAACCGCCTGATACATCGAAGCCCAGCCAAACTGAAAAGTCAGAAAGGCATCGGCTATCGCTTTATCAGGGCTAACGATAACACCTGCACGAGCCAAAGCTGGCTGTACAAGTTTTATCTTAGCAGGAGACCA